GGTCAATGCTGCCTTTAAGGCCGCCTTTCTCGCTGAAAGCCATCCACTTATCAACTGGAATAAGCGCATTGTTGTCGCCCTCCGTCATTAGGCGTTGCAGCGCAGGCTGGCTGGCGTCATACACGCCACGCACACGCAGCGCCTTGACCAAGCCATCAATGCGGTCAGACAGGATGTCCAACTCCATCGCCTGATCTTGGTACAGCAGGAAGTCAGGCACCGGCACCAGCGTGTCGCTAGTCGTCGTGGCAAAAAGCGGTTTCGGGCAGGGGAAGAACCCCTCAAGACCGAGCGGGTCGTCACGCACATCAATGATCTGCGGCATTCCCTTACAGAACCAGTACACCCTCTCGGTTTCCTTGTCCCACAGTTCACAAATCTTGGCGCGGTTGTAAGTGCGCTTGGCCTCGTTGTAGGCGTTCAGCGGCTCTGGGCCTTGGTCTAGCGGTATCTTGCGAGCCATCTCGTCGCCAAACCGCTCTGCCAGCGCCTCACGGCTCATGTACACCCAGCGCCATACGCAGGTGACTTCTTCCCATGTACGCGCCTGTGAGTGACCGAAATCACGCCAATGGACGTAATCGGTTGGGGCGCATTCGTATTCAATCTGCTCTAGGTTGGGCGGCGCACCCTCACCCTGTTCAATGTTAGAGGTGATAGATACGCCATCGTCCTCAATGCCGATGGGGGCAACGTGCGGCTCGTACCGTATCCATGCCGTGCCACGCCCACCGAGGAAGCGATCCTCCACGCTGTAGGACATGGTGGAGCGAAAGTCAGGATAATGCTCAATCTCAAAATCAATGGCCCGCTCAAGGAGCATACCTGCCACGCGGCCTACCGGATCGTTGTCACCAAAGCGTCGGCTGATGTCAGCCTTTGGCAGTTTGGCGTAAACGGCAGGCTTTAGCGTCTGGACGTTTGACCACAGGATGTTAAAGCGAGCAGCCTCGTTGCCACCCTGCCCACGGCTATCGTCGCGGTAACGCTTAACGATCTTCTTCGTACGAGCCGACCACTTGGCAAACTCGTTGTCGTACTGCGCGATAGTACGGAGATACTTTTCCAGTTCCGGTTGCAGTACGCCTTCCATGATTAGGCCGTGAAGAATCCGACAGCCATGACCGCAAGCCCTGCGCCGGTCGTGATCGCCCACGGGCCGGTAGCCGAGGCGGCGTTAATCTCAAGACTATAGACGCCGACCGGGGTGTTCGCAGCCATCGTCAGGACGGTCGTGCTGCCGTCCAGAACGCTTAACGTGCTGGTGCCGGTCGTTGTGACCGTAACCACGATGCGATGAAGGTAGTCACCCACGGCACCTACGCCACCGAGTACCTGTGCGGTCTGCGAGGCGGCAACTGTTTCGTAGGGGTAACGATTCGGGCTGACAATGCTCATATCCTTGCTCTCCTTGACGTTGTGCGGTCGTGAACCTGCCACATATCGTTCAGCGTGACTGTGTTCTCTGGCCCCACCATCAGCGGCTTGACCTCTGGCGCTGGGGGCTTGTCAGCGACTTCACTCCATGATACCGCAACCATTCTAAATGCGTCACTAGGGTGTGATGTCCAATCGTGGCGCGGTGACTGACGGTAGGCTTTCTTGTCCTCGTCGTACTCGCGTTGAAACTGGCGCAACGCCTCTATGCCCTCGCTGCACTTCTCTGCGTCAAACCACACACGCGGCAGCATCATGCGTACCGCTTGGATGCCTGACTGCACACCGATGTCGGGGACAACAGCGAGTTTGGCGATGTCTAATTGGGCGGCAAGTTGCTCAATGATGCTCTTGCCGGTCTGTAGGCTTTTGGCCCGAGCGTCGTGCGGCAGGTAGTGCTTGGCATAACGGTACGGCTTGTTGCGTACCACATCGGCAATAGTGTGGATGTCCTCGCCCGAGACGGCGTAAAAGTCTATGACGCGGATTTCCCCGCGTGCTACTTGATAGAACCAAATGGCCGTGTCGTCGCGGTAGCCCAAGTCCCAGCCGGTAAATGTCGGCAAGTTGGGGTCGTATGGCACGTTGGTGATACGGCCTTGGTCTTGCGCCTCGCGCATCTCCTTTCCAAAAAAAGCACCGAGGATTGCCGCTTCAAATGAGCATTCGTATTCCTGTAGATACTGATCCTCGGCCAACTGCGCCTTTGCTGCGGCTAGCTCTGTCGCAGGGAGAAGCCCGCTAGTTGAGGCGGGAAGGCGCAACAGGAACCACTCGCTAGGGAGACGAGTGGCGGTATCGTAAATTTCCCAGAACTGGTTTTTGCCTTTCGGTGTACCGCCAAAAACGCACCAACCCTGCTTATCTGACAGGGACGCTCTCAATACGTTCCCGAATACGCTCGGCTTAAAGTCACCGTACTCGTCAAGGTACAGCCCCGAAAAGCCTAGACCGCGCATCGCGTCAGCGTTGTCGGCACCGAACAGGCGTATCTGACTGCCGTTAATGAGCGTAATAGTCAGTTCCTGCTCGTTGACCGATTGGATGATCGGGTGTGCGCCGTCCTTGAAATACTGCCACGCCACGGCCTTTGCCTGACTGCGGTAGGGGGCGACGTAGCCGAATAGTCCGTAAGGCTGCTGGTACATCGCAGCAGCGCGAATCATGTCGTTGACGGCAGCGACGGTCTTGCCTGCGCGGCGATGTGCGACAAGGCAAGCCCAACGTTTCGTGCGCTCATGGAACGGCATGAACGCCTTGCGTGGGCGGTAAGGCAGGATTATTCGGGAGCCATCCATCCGATCTGTACCTTGACCGGGCCGTTGTCCTTACCTGTAATCTCTTGGCGGGCGAGTTTGGGAACGTGGTATTCCAGCAAGGTGCTGAAGGCGTCAAAGGCAGCCTGCGCTCCCTTCTCCGCAGCGATCTCGTCTAGCCACCCTTGGAGGCGGTCTGCGTTGCCGTCCACAAACGCTGCAATGGCCTCTCTGGCGGCCTGTGTGGACTTATTAGGCAATCCCTTGGGCCTGCCCGGCCCGCCTTTCTGACCCTTTTTAAAAGCACCTGCGTTCATTCTTTCGGCTTCCGTGGAAGTCGGTACATAGTTTCGTTAAGCGCGTAGTTTTTGTTGCGCCCGCTGTTCTCTACAAACCCAAACCGCTTGTAAAAATCTTTCAGCCGTTTGGTAGACGTTGCACCATAGGCTGTGGAGGGCGTCAGCGTGATCGTTTTACCGTCTGCGTCGGCTTGGCTGATGATGTCCTGCATGACGCTTGAGCCAATGCCTTGCCCGCGTTGGCCTTGCGGCACCTCAATCTTGGAGAGGTACATCACATTTGGCTGATTGCGAACCGGGTATAGGTTTACTTCAACGTCCTGCTTTTGGGCTGCGGTGGCTTTCAAAGCGCTGGCAAGTTTCTTGCCGTCACGCTCAAGTATGCTGACCTTCTTTTCCTCGCCGGGGAACACGACGAAGTTACGGGTGCCGCCACCCTCGCCTCGGCTGCCTGCATCGGCGTATTTCATGCCGGGGACACCTAATTGGCGTAACTTTTCAGAACGTCCCGCCGGTGTTTTCCCGCCCCACACCCAATTTGAGTATGCGTTCCCGCCCGTAATTCCCTTTTCTACGTTTGCATCAAAGTCTTTAACCACATCAGCGGGAATAGTGCTTCTGATGGCTTGATATGCAGCAGGCTGGTCTTTCAGCGGCTTATCGTAGTCCAGCATCCGATCTACCATTTCGTCGGGTAGGTCGGCTTTATAAAACGAACCGTAAGTCTCAAAGCTAGGCTTTACTTGTGTCGCAAACCACTTTTGCGTGGCGGGCGATAACTCGGCGGCGGCCTTTTCAACCTCGTCCACCGGGTTGTTCATCATCAGCCGTTCAATTAAGTCCAGCTTTTCGTACTCGCCAGCAGCACGGGCGGGCGGCATACGGGCAGCCGAATCCTGTATTTGGTCGTAAACGGCATTGATCTGCTTGCCGCCAATCTTCATCTTTTCGGGGTCATACGAAAGGCGCACTTGGTAATCGCGGGCAACATCAGGACTTTCAGCAAGGTAAATGCCATGCCCATACGCCTGTGCGCCCTCACCCGTGCCGATTTTGCTGGCGTCAAATTCCTCAAAGCGGTGCGGGCTGCCGTGGTAAACGTCAATTTCGGCCATCGGGCCTTTGCCGCGCATCGGGCCGATCATTTCGCCGATTACTTCGCCTGCGCCTAACGGGCCGCTAGTGGCTTTCTGGGCGGTATAGCGCAATGCGTCGGCTAATACAGTAGGGTCGCGCACAATGCCTTTAACGCCCTCGTAAGTGGCTCTAGCCGTACCAACAGGATCGGTGACAAGTGCTTTGACGCCCTCTAACTGGTTGACCACGCCCTGACCGATACCCGATGACAGGTTTTCAAGGTCGGTGCGTAGGCTGCGGCGGGTCGGCTGGACAGGCGGCAGATTGTCCGTTGTGGGGACGGATTCCATCATGCGCCGTCGGCGTTCCTCCTCGTAGGCGAGAGCGGCGGCTAGGCGTTGACGGTCGGCGGCCATTACTTGTTCCTGCTGCTAATGGCTTTGGCCTTGGCTCGGGCGTCCTCCTTGCTAGAGGCTCCCCATGCCTTGAGTGCGAGGGCGAGGCGTGTCGGCTCGCCGTTCTTTGCCATCGGCCCCGGCATATTGCCCATCCGAGCGAGGAAAGAGGCTCGGCGTGGATTGTCGCCTGCCTTGACCGGGGGCTTGAGCGTCCCGCCTGTCTCGGCCTTATACGAGGCACGACCCTTGGCGTTCAGCCCGCCCTTTGGGTTCTTGCCCTCGCTGCGTGTCCACGCGGCTGTCATTTGTTCTCTTTCTTGGCCGTCTTGGCGCTTTCGCGGAATGCAGCGGCAGTCGGTGCGCCGGGGTCACCGGGCTTACGCATCTTTTCGCCCGAACCGGCCTTAATGCGCTCCTGTTTGGCAAGGATGTTGGCATAGAGTCCCGGCTTACGGTTCATTTGAAACGCTCCAGCTTGTAAACCAATGCGCTGATCTCGCCCACGATCTCGTCAATGATGTTCTGTAGGTCGGTGTCTTTCGGCAGGTCGCCTCGTATGCCCTTAACGAACGTCAGCAGGCTGTTGGCGTACTCGGCGGCGTCCTTTTGCACCTTGAACCCATCGGGGTAATCGGTCAGCGGGATAATGCCGTAGTGGCCCTGATACGCCTCGGCGTACTTATCGGCCAAATCTACGATGTTTTCGTAGTAGTGACCCAAGGCTTTGTGGCTCGCGTAGCTCGCCGTCTGCAAATGCAGAAAATGCGTTGCTGTTGCCGAGTGCAGCAACACACCAACAAATTCTGCCGCGTCTTTGTGGGACATAGAGCCTCCCGTGGTG